TACGGATTAAGCATTGATTATAGAAGAATAAAAAAACGGGGTGTCCCATCACTGGTGACACCCCTCGCAAGAAATGAAAGATGAAATTTGCTTACTTAGTTCGACTGATGAAATGCTCGTTGACGCACATCTTGTCTAGGAACTGGCTCCACCTATCGTGCGGACACTTGCACATGAAGAAGTCATGAGGCGGATAAGCAGTGCGCTCGTGATAGTCGTATGACAAAGAGCACTGCCTACAAGTGCCGTAGACGGGCTTTTCATCCTCTTTTGTGATCTTTTTCGCCACGGTAGACTACTTGCGTGAGAAGATGCTGGTGATTGCGTCGAAGATGCGCTTCACGGCAGGCCAGTCGTAAACGCCGTTGGCGGCACCGCCAGTAATGAGTCCCGCTACGCCACCCATGACGTAGTTCCATGCCGTAGGCAAGCCGAAATCAAGGCCGTTGAAGGCTACAAAACCCAATCCTCCGAGGATGGCCACCACCCACGATATAACGTGGTTGACATTGGGATTTTCGATGTTGAACGCGCCATGTAAGGCCGCTGTGATTGTCTGTGTGGCCACAAGGATAACGGGGATGGCCACGGCGAGCTGCTTAATGAGCCCGATGATGTCGATTGTTACCATAACTTTTCTTTTATTGATAATAATGAATGATTCTTACATATTCTCGATCTTACATTCCGTTTCGCTGCCAAGTTGCATAGGGGAGTTGAACGCCTCGACCTGCTTGGCATAGAGTTCTTCAGCAGTAGGTATATTGCGTTGCGGCAACTGCATCGGCTGACCGAAGAATGCGATGGTGTCTTTCATTTTCTCGAAAGACTTGAGCTTGTTTTTGATGGCGACTACCGGCGTGACGTACACCAGCCCGTGCTCCTTGCAGAAGTTGCGCACGATGGCACCGCCACCGTACACGACAAAGGTCAGTGGATTGCCGTTGGCGACGTACTTGGCTATCTCAAGTTCAAACTCCAACTGGTTCACGCGGTCGCTATAACCACGGGTGCAAAATGCACCATAGCCCTGCGGCACACCGATAAGGTTCAGCTTGTAGAACTTCGGTGCCACATTCAAGTCCACGAACACACCGATACCCACCTCCTGCATCTTGCGAGCGATGAGGCGTTTCTTGTACACGGCCTGCATTCCAAAGGCAATGGGCGTTTCGTTGAAGAGTGAGAAGTTTGGCTCCACGATGTTGGCAGGGTGGTGCTGCAAAACCTTTTCGGGATGGTCGTAGATGGCACTGAAACGGTAATCGTCAGTGTAGAAGTGCAGCGTGCCTTGGTTGTTCATATCGAATGTGCGCCTCTGTTCCCCGAAGCACACAAATGGTATCTCCACCACCTTTGGCTGAACGTCCATGCGCAGCAGTGGGATTTCAAGATCGTTGTCCGTCGGAAACAACGTGTCTTTCTGTATGATGTCTATGTCGGTCATTTCTTACGTTTGTATATCGTTGTTTTCCTCGATTTGAATCCGGGGTACCGCTCGGTCTCGATTACAGCGTTTCTTGTTGCCAGAACATTAGTTCCGCCTGTATCTCCACTCATCCAATGGTCAATGGCTCGTATCTGTGACGCTCTGATGCCTTTTGGCAGGATGTCGTCACCGCTTTGCAAAGTAATGTCGTATGGACGACCATTAGAACTACTATCACCTTTCATGTGGAAAATAACATAGTCATTTCCGTACAAGCCAAGACTGCCGCCTGTGTTGTTGTCCTTAATGTAGTCGCGGAACGATTTTAACTGAATAGCAATTATGTCGGATGACGTGGTACGATATTCAACCGTTCCAACAGGCATGCCATACTTCGGTTGTGATAGACCGAGTACAGTTCGAGGTGCGCTTAATTGTGGTGTATTACGCCTCCACGTCGATGTTCTTGTGCCTCCGCTTCCCTTTGCCATACTCTCCTCCTATTCTGCCATCGCAAAAGCATCTTGTACCATCTGTTCGCGCTTGCGCTCGTCGGCCTCTTCTTGCTCCTGCTTCATGCGCTCCAACTCCTTCTCGGCATTGGGAACGAGGTAGGACTGCTCCAGCACAGTGCGGATGGAGATAGCCCCTGCTCCGTACTGACGGATGAGGTCGTTGAATGTCTGCGCCACATCGGCACCGAAAGGCTCTTGGAACTCATGTTCAATCACAAGGCCGTCGTAGCTTGTCTTGTTCTGCTTATCGAGGACGTTTCCCATAATAGACTTCATCAGACTGCTAGTGCGCGAGAGAAGTCCGTCATGGCTATCCTTGCGACGGTCGGCTTTGATGTTGGCCAGCATCATCACCGTCCTCAGCGTAGCACCGCTGGCATTGCTCAGCCCTCGCAGGGCTTCGAGAGTAATCGTCGGCGTAAACGTCTTCTCCATTATCTGACTCTCAAGCATCGCTATCTCTTCCTTACGGGCAGCACCGATGTTGTCAAGTTCAAGGTACTTCAGATCGCCGCCGTCGCGTAACTCAAACACTTTGCTCTCCTCTTCTTGAGCAGCCATGTCATCACTATTGGTAATAGCTCCGGTGGCCACAATGGCAGGCGAGCCGAAGTCGTCGATGTTGTCAGCATTGATGCTGAAAGCCTTCTCCACGCGGTTTATCATCGTCTCGGCACCTTCCCATTCCACTTCTTGAATAAACACGATAACGGGTATCTTGCCGATGGGGTTTGGCCTTGGGTTCGACTCCCACTTGCCGAACTTGTTCTGCTCGCAGTTGTAGATGGTGTTAGCCGTATATATGTCATAGTGGCGCACCGACTTGCCATTAATGTCGCGCGTGTTGTAGCCCCATGCAAAAGCCACCAGTCGGTCATACTGGTCGAAAAGGGTGTATATGTCATCATTCTTGCTCTTTGCCAATGTGCGGATGAGCATCTTCGCCTCGCCGTCCTGCTGGTAGGTGTGGAAGAGCAATGCCGAACACCCCTCGGCACCGGCATAGCGTTTTGCCTCTCGCAAGTGGGCATCGAATCTCGCTTGATGTAGTTCTTCAATCAACTTGCCATAGGCCGCGTCGCTCTTGGCGGTCTCGGCATCAATCTCGTCGATACGCTTCTCCAGCTGCTCGAGGTTCATCTTGGTCTCTTGCATTGCCTGCATGGCTTCGGCTCGTTGTTCCTCGCTGGCGGCCGGGTCGTCGTAGTTGCCTATGGTGTCGCGCAACTTGGCCAAACGCTCACGCTCCTCTTGGTAGGGGTTCTTCGTAGCATTCTTCCACAGCACCGGCCGGCCATAGAGAAACACCAATGCCACCTCGTTGATGAACTTCTGATAGGGAATGGCGATGGTGTTCAGTTCCTTGGTGTATAGGAACTCTCCTTTCTTGTTGTAGATGTTGCGCCCCGGACGCTGCTTGATGACATGCGTGTCGGTGTGATAGTTGGATAGGTTGAGCATAGCGGCGCGTCCTCTGTTCTCCAACATACTGATGGCACGGCTCACATCGTTACTCTCCAGCAACTCTTCAAAGCTCTGCTGGTAGCCTACGGCAGCCTTCATCTCGTTCCCGAGAAGCTGCCAAATTGTCTTTAATGTCTCTTTAACTGGCATGGCTATATCTGTTTTTATTGTTCGTTGTCTATCTCTTCTATGATCGTCATCTTCACAATGCACCCTTTCGGTATCGACATGAGATTGCATACCTGTTCGGGGTCAGTGCCGTAGTTCTGCGCCACCACGATGTAGTTGGCGTCCTCTTGCACCAGCACACCCCACGTGCTTATGCTTATCGGCTTCACATCCTCCCACGCTTTCATGTCTTCTGTCAGCATCCACTCGTGGTTCGATGCGCAGCTATCAATCCATTCTACCTTTACTGCATTCATATCTCTGTTGTTCTATTGTCTTCTGATCAAGTTCCGAAGTGCCGCCTCGTTCTCCTTCGACGACATGTCGCGGTGCTCCACGGTGCCGGTAAGTGCATCGCAGTTTGATACCAGTATGCCATTGGCATAGAAGCACCCATCTTTTTCAACTTTGATGTTGTACACGCTTGCGGTGTAAGTTGCTGTATATTGTGCTGCATGAACGTGAGCAAAATACTCTTTCCCTTGAACCGGCATTGCGCTTTCCATAGTGAAACTCCTTGCCGCACTGCTTGCACACTCCGACATATTTAAGTTCCTTTGATCGGTATTGTTCTCCGCAGTTGTCGCAGCAAAACATGGTGTCTTGGAAAACAGATTGGAAATGCTTTCCACAATTCTTGCAGACAATATCCTTGTACACGCGCTTCTGGCTCTTGGAGTGTTCGCTGTGCCATGCTCTGCCCTCTTCGCTCCTGTGCCATTCGCTGGCTTTCTCTCTTGCTTGGTCGAGTATTTGTCTGTTCTTTTCCCTATACTCAGCATCTTGCATATTCTGTCTTGAATGGTACGACAGATGTTCGCGAATCGGTACACACTCCAAATTGCTGATGTCGTTGTTAAAAGTGTTGCCATCTTTATGATGAATGCAGCAGCCTTTAGGTACTGGCGTTCCGTGAGCATCTTCCCAAATTGCGACATGAAGTCCTTTAGCACCGCGTCGCCCTGCATTACTTTTCGACTGGCTAAGATAATACCTCCGCGCCCCCATGAGCTTGTACTCAACTCCTTTGAACACAATAGTCTCTTGTATCTCCATCGTATCTGTTCTTTTAATGAATATTTCGACACCCAATCTTTGTTGCAATTCTCCAATTCTATGAAAAGGCCGTCGTTGTACACTTTATGGTCTGCCGTTGCCGTCAGTCCGAGGTGGTCAATAACCTTTTTCTCCCCTGTACAGCCACTTGCGACAACTCTACGCACACCAAATGGTGTAAGCACATAATCCCCACTCTTTATCTTTTCAATCGGTTTATCGCCAAATATTGTGGCCACTTTTGTACCAGCCACAAGACATGCGTCGTCGTGAGCGTTCCTACCCTCTTTCAGATAGCCCATGATGGCGGTGTTAAACTCCGGCCACAGCCGTTCCCAACCTTCGGGGAAATAGGTGAGGTTCTGCACCTCGGCGCTATGGGTGAAGATGCGCACCTGCTTGTTCAGCGTCTGGGTGAACCAGGTGAATCGTGTCGTGTTATTGCCCATCATCCGGCATTGTGCCTCTACATTCCTTGCAAAGCCGCGCCCTCCATTGTTGCTCTCTATAATGGCGCGTTGCACTTTATACTTCGTGTACCGCTCTGCGGTCTTGGGCTCGGTGTACTCCATAGGCTTCTGTGTATAGAGCACGTCAAGGACGTAGTTAGCCGTCTCGGTCTCCACATAGATGATGTCGCACAGGAAGTCGGCTCCTGTATCGGCACTGTCGCAATAGGCTTTGATGATATGGTGCCGCGATGCCGGTATGGTGCTATATGTGCGGAAGCCCTGCGAGTACATCAAGCCCTCCAACGGCTTCGGGTTTTGCATGTACTGTGTCTCGAACACAAAAGGATTGATGTCGCGCAGCTGATGCAGTTCTTCCACCGTATGCTTGAACGGCCACAAGGCTTGCTCCTCGCCATTATCGTCGGTGTAGAGTACCGGCAGCGAAATCACCTTCCACTTGTCAGGCTCGGTCTCCATAAGGTATCCACAAAGGTCATGCTCGTGTAGGCGTTGCATGATGATGATAATGGGGGTGTTTCGGCTGTTCACACGGTTGCGGATGGTGGTTTCGAAACGGCGGTTCACCTTTTCACGTACCACGTCCGAAAGAGCATCCTCTGGTCGTATGGGATCGTCGATGACAATAGCCCCGTTGAAGTGTCCGGGATTGAACGTGGCAGCGTATTCATCAATGTTCCTCTCCTGTTCCTCCTCGGTCTCTTCCTCATCGACAAGGCCAGCACCGAAACCAGTAATCTGTCCGAGGGTAGAGGTGGCATATAATCCACCGCCCTGTTCCGTACTCCACTTCGACTTTGTGTCGGAACCGTACTTGATGCGCGTGTCGAACACATGCTGGAAATACTCGCAGTTCACGATGTCCTTCACAGCCATACTGTTGTCCATCGTCAACTGCCCCGAATATGATAGGTGTATGGTCTTGGATAGAGGGTTCACGGCCAACCCCATGGCAATGAACATCTGAGAGACTAGGAGAGTGTTGTGCGACACAAGGCCGTTGCCTATGAAGTTGTGCGTTCCTTCGACCTCAATGTCTATCAAATCCATTTCTCCAACAGATTCAACAGACAATACTTTGTCCAAATAGAAATCTTCACATATATACTTCTTTAAACTCTCAAATTTCTCCGAAAGACGGACGAACTTCTCTCTAGTTATATCTTTGCTACAACTACAACGGTAAGGTGAAAACAATACCTTATATGTCAAACGTTCCTTACTTATTATCTCATACGGGAATGTATCTGTTATACATACTGCCTTTTTATTCAATGAACGCTCTGACATAAACCTTTTATGATAGAACGTTATCATGTTTAGCAGTTTGACTGTATCGCCTCTAGGAATTGTTAACACCCATGCACCTCTCTTCTTGTTTCTCTTTTCGTTTATAGACGATATTATTCCCAAAGTGGAAAGCATTTGCTGAATATCCTCAACAAGTCCTTTATTTGCAAGCGTGATACCACTCTGTCCATTTCCTAGAGCGTAACCATCTGTGGCAAACATAAGGTCTATGAACAAAAGTTTCTGCCTTTTCGAAAGAGCGAACCAGTCTCTGGGCAACCTCTTGTCATAGGATAAATGGCCGAGAATTCCATACTTCTCAAGCATCCTCTTCACGCCATCCGTCCTATGACAAGTGACACTATAATCGCAGTAAGCCTTTGATTTAGGTTGACGAAGTTCAAATCCTAAGTTCTCACAAGTTTGTCTCATAAGGTCAATAATAACCTTATCTGTATTAGAGAATCCTATTGCCGTGTTGCAACACCCTTCAAATATCATTAAAGTTATGAAAATCAACTCATCATCATTGATTTCATAATCATTGTCAATGGAGGCGCGGATAGCTTGTATTCTATCTCCAGTTTGTAACTCTCCTGCTGACTTATAACCGAATGTAGTAAGCATCGGATGGTCATCGCTACAAACAAAACCCCGACCACTGCGCATTGTTATCTTGACAGCACCCTTATGCGCGACTCCAGTGGCGGCACATTTAGCGAGTACGGCTTTGCCATCCTCAAATGAATATACATCATCACCTGCTTTTACCTCACACGCATCAATGAGACCTCGTTTTGTCATGATGCGAGTATCGGGAGCAACGCACTTTCCATAGCGCGGCCCGATATTGATGATAAGACGGCGATAGTTGGGGTCTCCATGCATCACATGGTCAAGCGCATCGCATATCACCTTGTGGTGTTCGCCCATGATATACGGTGTCTTGTTCATGTACTGAAACATCTTCGTTGTGAAATGCGACAACGAGGAAGAGAGCAACACCCTATGTATCTGCGCCATCTTATCCATTATGCTCTATCTGCTTCTTTACAACCTCCAAGTCGGCCAGCGTCAGCGCAGGCCACTTGAACGGTTCGCCATCCTTTCCAGTTATCTCATTCTTCACCGTATCGGCGATGCAGTTAAGTCGTGCCACGAGGTTGCTGTCGTAACGGTGTATCATAGCCCCATCCACCTGCTCGGATGTCACCACATACTCAATCCAGTTAATGACCTCTAAAAACCCATTCTTCTCTTGGTAGTTACGTTTGAAGTCAGCCCACTTGGAACTGATGCCAGCAAATGCACAAAGGCCATACAAAGTGTATGGTCTGCGGAGGGCGCGGACGTGCTGGTTGATGGAGTTTGTCTTGCCACGGCTTTTGCCTTTGCTGTCGGTAGCCTCTGACATTCCATTACTTGCAGCCTTGTCTTGCCACGGATGGCTGTCTACCCACTCGAAGTACCCCACTGCCTTGTTGTACAGTTCCACGGCGTTTTTGAATAGGACAGGACGCCCACCTTTGTTCAAAGCGGGCTTCGTGACCTTCCAAAGTTGGTCGTTTCCTGTGATTTGTGGCAGTTCTTGCTTCATATCAGATCTTCACGGTTACTTTCTTTCCGCAATTAGAGCATACATACTCGAAGTACTCAACCGGCTTTGCTTCCATACTTTTTTCGATGTTGTTTATAGATTCCTTGAACTTCTTTTCTTCCTCTGTACGGGGCTTTTCGGTCGTTCCGCTGTTGGGAATATTAACCGCTGTCGTGGGTGTCGTAGGCGGCGTTATTTTCACTGGCTGTGCCGTCACCATTTTCTTCAAATCCTCATCGAAGCAGAATTGAAGTTCGTTGATGTCCTCAAGGTACGACACCTCCTTTTTAAGCTTCTCTTCGTTCCATTTCGCGAAAGTGGCAGTCATGTTATCCGCAATGCGGTACTGTGCAACCTCATCGGGTGTCAGATAGTCCACAACCACACACGGCACCTTCTCCATACCAATCTTCTTGGCGGCTTGGTAGAGGCCAGCGCCAGCAACAATCACTTTATTGGAATCAATGACTATCGGCTGCTGAAATCCGTACTTCTGCAAACTCTCGGCCAGCATATCCACGGCAGGGTTGATGTCGTGTGCGCCATTATACGGAGTTATGTCGGTAATCTTCACCTCGGTCACTTTCTTGTTCAGATGAATGTCAGGCATTGTCGTCAAGGTTTAGTGTTTCGATATTGTTGCAATAGGGGCAGTACACTTTCATGGTGCGCTTGCCGTCCACAATTTTAATCTTATAGAGTTCGTCGAAAGCCTCCTGTGTGTCCTGAGCCTCGCTAACTGGTTGCTCACAACTGTCGGCGTTGCTCTCTTCGCCACCGTTTTCGATTCCGTTACCCTCTTCGTTGGGCTCTTCAGTTCCCTCGTCACCGTAGTCCATACCAGATGCAGTCACGCTCTGAAAATTGAAGTTGAGCATGCTGTTGATGTCCTCAAAGAAGAACGCCTGCATGCTCTCGGGTATCTCAAGCGATTTCAGTTCCTCAATCAGCGCGTTCTCGTCATAGATGGACTTCTCGGCAAGCTTGTTGTCAGCAATGCGGTACTGCTTGACAAGCTCGTCCGATATATCGGTGTAGATGACGGGTATCTTCGAGAGCCCGAGCCTCAACGCTGCAAAATAGCGCGTATGGCCAACTACGATTATGCCTTTGGTGTCAACTACCAAAGGCTTGATGAATCCGAAACGCTGAATACTCTCCTTTACCGGCTCGACGGCGTTTGAGTTGTCGCGTGGGTTGTTAAAGTATGGCGTGATAGCCGAAATATCAACTACCTGAATCTTCATCGTGCAATTCCTCCTTTATTTTGTCAGTGAATACTATCTTGTCTATGGCCTTGCTGTACGTGTAGTTTTTGAACACCTTGGCGAAGCCAGTCACAAAGAATAACTTGACAAACTCGCGGCTCTCCATGCCGAGCTTCTTGCAGATGGTTTCCTCAGAACATCCCTCTTTCAGCATGGAAAATACGATGTTCACCATACCATCGACAGAGTGGGAACCACGGGCGCGGTTGTGGCGCACGGTGGATGCCATACGGTCGTTGATGTTCTTGTCGATTACCACAATAGGCAGCCGGCCACCACAACGCTCTTCGATGTCATTGTAACGACGCAGGATAAGATTGCGGTGGAAGCCGTCAACGATGACATACTTCTTCTTTTCCTCATCCCAATAGGTTACGATAGGCTGGGTGTATCCGTCCTCCTTGATTGAGGTGTAGAGCAGATGCAGTTCTTTAGGCTGTACGGTATTGGGGTTGTAGTCGTTGGCCACAACTTCCTCTTTTGGCACCCACAACACACGCTCTACAGGGTTTTCATTCTCAGGTGATATCGAATAAACCAATTCCTTCAGCTCGTTCAGAAACGCATATTTGTCGCTGGCTGTGTTGAACGCGTCAACGATTTGCTTCTTCAATTTCTCGTCCATGTTCTTTAATGTATCTGAATACTCTGTTTTCTTCCTGTTGCATCTTTACTAGGTCGTAAGATCCATCGACTATACTGCTGACAGCATAGACACCTAGCCGCCTCTCGACTGTATCAATGCCCTCTTTCCACTTTCCGCAAAACTTGCGGTACTTGTTCATTACATAGTTCCAATGCTTCTTTACGTCATTTATATCTTTTTCATTATAAATGATATTATCGGCAAGGTAGCAAACGTACTCATCCCAACTGGAGAAATACTTCGGCAACTCTCCGATAAATTCATGTATCATGTCATGTGACTGTATCGTTGAGTTGATGTTTGCCATACGCTTCAAAGCCTTTTTATAGAACTCTGGTGAAATCTCCCGTATTTCCATAAGACTCTCCACACAGCGCGGATGCACATACGAACCAACACGACACATGGCTAATGATTTATGGCTGAAATAATAGTTGTAGACTTTATTGTACGGAAATCGGTTACTGAAAATGTAGTACCACACGTCGTGCAGTCCCCAATCGTAGATTGGGTAGAATGTGTACGACAGACTGTTATTTTTTTTAGCCCACGTTATATCTTTGTATTTCTTTTCGTTAAGCAGACCAGCGCGACGCGTGAGGCTCTCTTGTATGCGAACACCAGCCAGACAGATATTCTTTGGACCAAGTATCTCATTGAGGAAAGCCCAATACTCATTCTTCGGTTTGGGACCACCTTTCAACACGACATCTGTGTAGGGGTTGTTAGGCTCTTTCTCCCGGCACCACTCTTCGCCAGGCCCCCATACATTGAAGTCGCCACCAGACGACCCGTTGGGCTTCACATAGAACGACTGCACCCAAATAGGATCTACCCACGGCAAAGCCATCACTTGGCGCATATAGTCGATGGTATGTGGCGTTTCAACCTCTTGGTCGAGGAAGAACACTGGCACTTTGGCAATGCCGCGCTCCTTTGCCACCTCATGTGTAAGATGCAATACAGTGGTACTGTCCTTGCCGCCCGAAAAGCCGACAACTATCGGATAACCGTCGAACTCGTCATAGATATAGTGTATCCTCTCTTTGGCGGCTTCGTAAACATTTTTATCGGAATAGAATACCATTAGTCAAAATATCTTTCCATTTTTCCACTTATCTTTTCAAGACGTTTTCTCTCCTTTTCTGTTAACTCTTCCATGAACATTTCTTCCATACGACCAGCGTACTCCTGTAAGTCCATTTCATCACCACCAACTGCCTTTAATGGGTCTATTGATTCTCCTATCTTGAAAAGCGTTTCTCTATCTGCTTTGAAAAAGTCGGGATTTCCAAAGTCATCCTTCGGAATACTATTCAAATAATCCCCCCCACTATTTCGGGTGCTGCTTTCATTCAGTCCTCTCGGGTTTCTGCTTGTCGATGTGCGTGTGCCGCCACTTGTTTTTGCCATAATGTAATATTTTAAAATCCGTTTTCTTTGAGAATGTCGAAATCATGGTGATAGACTGGAGGATACTGCTTGCCATTCTTCACTTCCTCAAAGTATCGGTCATGTGCCTCTGGGTTGCGATACTTGGAGTGGTGTATCATGTGACAGCGCCAGCAGATAGGCACAAGTACCTCTTTCACCTTTGCCATCTCTTCTTCGGTGGCCGTTCCGTCTAGCATCTTAGGCACAAGCTCCAATGTGACATCATAATCCTTGTTATGCGTATGCAGTATGCCTTTCTCCTGTCCGCATATACGGCATTTGTGAGGGCGTTCCAATAATCCCCTCTTCATCGCCTCGTTGGTCAATTTGAGCGACTTTTGGCGTTGCGCTCCAGTCCATTTCTTGTAACTATTCATATTGTTTCCTTTCCACAAAAGTGATACCGTTTCTGTTGTGCTTCGGCTTGAAACCGAACTTGAGATAGGTAGGCAGGGAATACTCGGTGCAGAAAGCGGTGTAGACTAAGCTACGGCTCTTGCATCGCTCTTCTCTTGCTTTGAAAAGCTGATAATAGATGCCTTTTCCACGGTGCTCTTTCAGAACGTAGTCGCTCTTGTAACGAAGCACTCTGCCGATAAGCATCCATCCTACCATGCCTACCAGTTTGTTGTCGATGAAAGCACCAATGTAGAATGTATTGTGCGTGTGGTCGCCCACTCGCTCTTTCCTCATTAAATGTAAAAGGTGTTCAAAATCTTTTGGGTAGATTTCCTTGATTAAAATTTCTTTCATCTTCTTGCTCGATTATATGATATTATTATCAACTCTCTAAATGAACGAAGTTTTCGCATTTTTATTGCTCAAAATTATAAAAATTAATAACATCCATTTTATTGTAAGTATAACGATGGCCGCGAATGAACAAAAGAAAGACTGCTGTGGAAATAGGCACCGTCGGCGAAATAAACGCTATTAGCCATTGCCGCAATGATTGCGGTGTCATTGGCTGTTACCTTTTGATGTGATTCTACTTCTTTCATTGTCTTTTTGACTTGGTGCCCGTGGGTTTGTCCCCTTGCCCACGGGCCGGTGGGCTTTATTTCTTCACCGTAATACTTATGCTTTCGCCTTTTTCAATCTGATCAACCGTCTGCATAAGTAGTTCCATGAATTTGGCAATGACTCTATATTTGTCCCACGCTTCAAGATTTTTTTGTGTGCGGTCGTGACGATACATTTCAAACCATCCGTCGTTGTTGTCGATGTAAAATGTTTCTTCCATTGTTTATTCTCTTTTTCTCTTTGGTGGGTGCGGGGCGATCTCTCGCTACCGCACCATGCGGGTTTGCAAACTTACTTTGTCATGTCGTGGAGCTCCTTATCAGCCTTTCATACTACCGCACTCGATACTTGGGCTCATCGTGTTGACGACCGAGCCGCCAGCGATGACGGAGTTTCCTACGAAGGCAAGGCCGGTGGCCGGCGGGATTTCGAGGGAGTTGCACACGGTCACCGTGCTTTCGCGCAATGCCAAAGCCATAAGGGTGAGGCCGTGAATGGGGTTGATGCCGCGCTCGTGGACGAGCTTGCCGACAAAACTGCTGATTTCTTGGACGATTGCTACGTCTTTTTCCATTTCTTTAAATTTTAAACGTTAAACATTACTTGATGAATTGTTTGTATTCAATATTTCTTTCAGATGCTCGCGATCAGCGTTGATGCCGTCTGTTATTCCGAGGTAGTTGCAGACAATAGCACGGAACTGATCGAAGTTTCGTACTACGACATAGAGGTTGCCAGCCTTCTCGGCCTGACGCTGCCATACCTTTTGACTGTCGCTCTGACGGCCTTTCTCTGTTTTCATTTCGAGGCAGAGGCATCCGTAGCCGTGGCGCGGCACAAGAAGGAGCAAATCGCTTGCCCCGGCCACCATGCCCTCGGCTTTCAATATGCGCCCTTGCGTTGCAGTTGTCGCCACCCCGTTGGGAACGCTGATAAGCATATAGGCATACTCGGGGAATTGCATCCGGAAATAGCGAACGCATGTAGATTGCAATCGGCTTTCTTGGTGTCTCATAGCTGGGTTAGTATTTTTTTCCTCCGTGCTTGTACTCGCGGAGAGAGTTATATCTCATCTTCCATTCGATGTGTTGGTCAAGGTCGATGTGCAACTGCCCTGCTAAATCATATATAAAAACAATAGCTTCGCTTATTTGTGGCTGATAGTGATACAATTTGTTTTTCACAAAAAACCATAGATTTTCTACTAAGGATAATGTCTTGCTTGGTACAATTTTTTTGTATGGTTCTAAATACTTAAAATCACCATACAATTCAACCGCCATGTCAAGCAGACGTATCACGATGTCTGCAAATTCTTCATCGACGGTTCCTTTGACTCCACCTCTGTACCAAGAGCCGAAATCTGATATCTGGTCAAGTAATTCAAGATTAACAAAGCCGCAATATCTGTTTTTTCTGTCTGCCTCAACCGCCTCTGCCACCTCGGTCATTATTAGCCCAAGATAATGCTCCGGCGAGTGCTTTTCTTCGTGCCATCCGTGGGCGGCGGCGTTTTCGTAAATCTCTTTAGACCATTTGGTCAGTTTTTCTGCGTCCATCTTGTTTATTTTTCTTTGTATTCGAGTTCTTTCGTTATTCCAGCGACGCGCATCGCGTGCTGAATATCGTGTATGTTCACAACTGGGCAACATACAGTAGCATATATAAATGGCGGAATTTCAAAAGGCTCATTGTTGCTAAAAACCCATTCCATACCTTTTTTAGACAGATAAACTCCTGTCCCGTCATCGAATTTAAGTTTCGCAAAACACATATCTGCAATATACTCCAACGTAAACCCGAACGCATCAAGCACGTCTGGATCAATTGGTATAGCCTCCAACTCTTCCCAGTCTATTATTGCAGTAGTTATTCTGTCGTTGGCTTCGTCACGAATGTCCGCTACAATTTCGATGTCGGTATGCTCTTGTTTTATCTTGACAAATTGAGGATATGGCATTGCGCAACTCAGCACCCAATCCCCTTTGTGAAAGTCGTATTCCATAATTTACATTATTGGTTGTGTCGGTGTTTTCTTACTGCGGCCTGTGCTGTCAGTTTTTAACATAAGGTATTGGTCCGTATTTGGAATTTCTCAATTCGATAACTTTTTCACAGAAGTCAAAAACATCATCTATTGTGTCGAAAAGTTCCGTCTTTTCAAGCATATATGCTGTCCTGTGACCTTCGTCGAACACTCTGCATATATTACCTTTGATTTCCTGTACTTCTCCCATCAGCAATTTACAGCCGTCCAAGAAGTAATAATTGGAACCTAATTGCGGATTACAAGCCATTGCAACCTCCTTCCGCTTTTATGAATATCACATCGTGGTTGTCCTCTCGGCTCTCTATGGCGCACTGGCCGGAATGTATCTTGTCAACGTCGTTACGGCAGTATGGGTTCGTCGCCGACAGAAACACACAGCCGTTGCAGTCGTTCGGCATCGCCGACTCGACGACTTTCAGAATGCCCATCGTCGGGTGTTGGAACACTTCTCCTAATTTTCTTGTTTTCATTTGTTATATCCTTTCTTCTTGGTTTTCAGTGATGTGGGTCTCATAAACCCTTCAAAATTCTGTTTGAAGCCGAGCCCCCGCATGTTGTTCAGCACGTCGCGGTCTATGATGCGTGTCAGTAGGTGAGAATAGCGCGGTGATGGCACCTGTGCCATCTGCGCCTTGTAGACGGCAAGGACGCGGCGTTTCGGAGTGAGCGTCACGCCGCTCTTCCTTATCGGTATCACAAGGCTTTTCACAGGCTCGCCCGTGTCTGGGTCTTCCACATCGGCAAGGAACGACGCGTGGATATTCGAGAGTTCCACGGTAATGTACCACGAGTTTCCGTCGTACATCTTGACGGAGCCGATGCCCGTCGGAGTTCTGTCGTCGTCGCCGTATGATGTCAGCGCGTTATAGTCTATTTCTTCGCCCATTTCCGTTTGCTTTTGTGTTTCTGCCTTTGCTCCCAGTAGCATCTTTCCATGATGGACTTGCGTCGGTATCCGCGACCTCTACCATCGAACGCTCCTGTCAGTATCGCTTTGCGAAGTTTGTTCGTGTAAACCTCATCGTCTCCAATCGCAAGGTACATTTCCGCAAAACGGCGCCCGTAACGGACAGTCAAATAGTAAAATTCTGTCATAATTCAATTTTGTTTCAGAGCCAATGTCTTTATGATTTCCACAAGCGTCTGTCCGCTGACCCACTCGCCCTGCTCAAACCTTTTTGGCGTCTCCTGCTCTAGTTTTAGCGTCTCGATTTCATACTTGTGTTCGAGTTCCATGCGCCTCTTTTCGTATTCATCCTCAAGACGTCTCTTTTCTGAATCGATTGTTTCCTTGCACCGTTCCTCAACAGCCTTCACCTCGTTGACAGACACGACGGAATCCACGGGGCATATCGGCTTAAAGCCGATAAATGTCTCGGAGAACTGTGAAAGGTATGTTTTTGCGTTATCCTTCTCAACATACGCAACGGACATCGTCCCGTCTTCGTGTATCAAAAGGTAAACCCCGTTGTGCGGATAAATCGATGCGTCATTGGCATTCGCAGGGACATGCTCAAGCATCTCCAACTCCACATAAACTTTCTTCGTATTGATTTCCATTTCTTCCATATCTTTATTCTTTGAAGTTTGTATCATTTCTTTATTTCTCCAATTTCTTCGTTCCGTTGCTTATTCGCAGCATCAAGCATTGCTTCTAGGCTGTACGGTACTTGGATGTCGTATAGGATGCTGTCGCGCTCCCACCAGCGGTGCAGTTCCACGATGGCATTGTCTATCTCCACCTGCGGTCGGTGCTGCCAGCAGTACTCGCAGACGGGGAAAAAGCCGCTGCCGCTTACGCCTGGCCTTGGATCTCTCATCTGTATGCTGTGCGGCGTGACAACAGCCCACGGCAGGCCACAGCATCCGCAAGTGCTGTTCGATGGATGCAGTCGACGATATTGCGCCGCCACAAATGGCAGTCGCTTGAGACGTTCAATTATCTGTTCCATTTTCTCCGTTTTCTTGCGTTTTCTTAATATGTCTGATTATCTCTATTGGGACATAGCCGTTAACCTCTCTGCGGCCGAAATCCACCCACTTTACGTCCTCTATTGCGTGTCCGAAATAATGGCGCACCTCTATCTGGTCGGTGCAGCAAAAGTCGGCTTGGTCAAATTCTTCCTCCGTCATATCTTCCGTTCCTTTATCCCGAATGGCCCGGTCTTGTAGATCGACCAATACTCGGCATCATTCATCCTTTTCAGTGCATTCATGGCCTGCCGCCTTGTGTTGCAGTACACATTCTCCACTTTGCCGCTTTTTATCGTCGCCACACGATAGTTAACACATAACAACCGCCGGATCGCTTTCAATATCTTCTTCATCGCTCCTTCCTCCTATCTCTCCACCTTGAATACATTGAGAAGTGTTTCCTGCACCTCTATCTGCCTATACTCGATGGGAAGCCTATCGGCATAGTCGCGACCATTTATCACCACCGCGCCTTCCATGCGGTCGATCTCGTTGCCTTCTGCGTCATACACCACCGTGTAGCGGCGCACCTTCGGTTGAAAATTCAATTCGTTCATATTAATGCTTTTTTTTGTAAAAAAGTCCCTCCGCTTTGCAGGCATGTCTAACGATACCTAAACAACAATAATGACACTAACAATGAGCTACACCTTTACTTGCGTCGGGACTTGTTCAATTAATCACTTATCCTACTATTCATATATTTGTCAAGCATCTCTTTCAACTCCACTTCCATCACCTCGTCCAGTTTGTCCTTCAGATACTCAAAATCGTCAATAAACTGCTTCTGAGCTTCCTTATCGTTTATGCACTTCGCGATAGTGTTGGCAAACACATCGAAAGATTGAGTTAGATTGTTTGCAGCAGTCTTGAATTTCTTGCGGATAAAGCCATATCTGTCCATTATCCCAACCGCCTCTTCGACGTGTGCGTTGTAGATGCTCGCCTCTAGGTATGCCATGCTGATAAGCCGCGCCACCCTTTCTGACGCTCCACTATCCACAAAAGCTCGAAAGTTAGGGTCTGTGTCCATAGCCCGCTGCACAACTTCTTTCATCAACGCGCCCTCCTATTCTTGTTCATCATCCGATACCTCTCCTGCTCTATCACCCTCGCGATAGCCGCCTTTACTCGCTCCGCCAGCTCACCGCGATATACATGGTGAGTGTCTGTTCCAAGTACCTTGAACTCGATGCTTTCTCCTGTGCTTGAGGTGAGCTGGCTTTCCATCATCCGGAGCATCTGTATATCAAAATCACCTTGATTGTTCATAGTATGTCGTTTTCATTGAATTTCTCGTACATATACCACGCCACCACCCTTTCATACACATTTTCATCCCACCTCACATCTTTGGGCGTTATCCAGTACATTCCGTTCCACTTCATGATCCGCTCTTCTCCATTGGCGAGCCTCACAAGCACCTGTCTCCGCTTGAACGGCTTGTGTATCTCGGCATCCATCCATGTGTTTGTCAGTATTTCGTTCATTTCTTCTTTGATCTTTTATTTATCTTGTTGTTGATTTTTCTGCTGTTCATCCTCTTCTTTTGCGGCCTGCTCTATCGCCATTGGATAGGAAAGTGTCATGTCGGCATCCATAAGCTCTTTTGCCTTGGAAAGCACTCGATTGAATCTGTTCACTTTGGCCAATTCATCCTCACCATTCTTCTTGTTTTTCACCTTTGCCCAATAAGCAGGGTTCTCTCTCTTTATCTTGCCGTCGCTGCCGTAGATATATCGCATCGGCTTCTTCTTCGTTTCTTGACGCTCTTGGGAAACCACAATACGCCCCTCATTGTCTATGGTGTAGCCGAGTTCCTTCGCCGTAACACCTCCTGCTCGGCTTCCGTCAAAGTTATAGTCCGGGTCGGCACCTGTCGCGATGCTTGAGTTGTTCCTCTCCACGTTGTAGCTCTCGAACCATCCCATCACCTGCGCTGCCGTCAACTTGTTGTACAGCTCGCCATATCTTCCCAGCTTCGCATTGCGAAATATCACATATATGTCTGCTATCGTAAACACCCACCCGTATCTATTCATCACCTCGTCGGTGATAAGTTCTATCTCACCTATTGTCAAGCCGTCTTTCTGCTTAAGGAAAGCATCGAGCGCGACAAGGTGTAGCTTGACAAGTGCTTCGACATTGCGGCGCGTCACACCCTCTTTGCTCGCCAGCACCATGAGGCTCGGTGACTTGCTTTGCAATGCATCTTCAACAGAACGGACATCGGCAAAAGTCTTACTGATTTGCGCCGGACTGTAGATCTGCAAAGATTGAGGCAAGGTAATCTGCTTTGTCTCGCGCGTTGCCTGCACTTGCATCAGATTGTTTGTTTCCATTGTGAGTATTGTTCTTGATGTAGGTATATATCTCGTTAAACTTGCTCGCGATGAGCGATGGTGTTGCATTGCGTTTAGTCCAATCGTCTGATCGCTGATAAATCCGCTCTATGAAGGCACTGAAGTTATCGCCCACCACCGAGGGTGCAGTATCGAGGTTCTGACTGACCATCTGAAACTGGATGCTCTTGATGATCGCGACAAGCCCTGCCATCTCCTTGGCACTCCATGTGAACTTGGAACCTTTGTACTTTTGATAAATCTCGTCGAAGATGGTCTTGCACTGGCTATGGAGTTCCGTCTGTTCCTCGCTATACTTCTTTCTGCTTGTCTTACGCTTGGCAGCACTCGTTTCCGTATCGCTTCCGCTTAACACCAACTCCTCCTGCATCTGAGGTTCTGCTTGTTCTGCCTCCTTGCTATCGCCATCTTTCCCATCTTCTTTCTTTGCCCATCGGGTCGCCATACCTTTACGGCCTCCTTCAACGTAGGCTTGACGCTTTCTGTCCCATTTCGCCATATCTTCCATAAGACGATGTGATGCAATAAGACCTTCTTCCGTTGAGAACAAACCGAAATCCTCGACGATGCTCTTGACCATGGATTCCTTGCACCGCAAGTCCCAAGCGATTGCTCCATAGTCTTGCGTAAGCGTATATCCAGATGCCTCCCGCATCTTCTCTATGATAGCCCAATATATGCCATATCCCTCCATGCCGTAACGCCTGCGGACTTCCAGTAGCTTCTCATCATTACGCGCATTGCAGTCATGCTTGAAAAAGTAAGCGTCCTTGCTCATCTCTTGCTTTAATTTCTGTTTGCAAAAATAATAAAAAAATATAATATTGCAAAATATTTTTGCGAAATAATTATAAATTCTTATATTTATTCAATTTACAACACCTCTTCCACTTATCATTTTCGTTTCCAATGACACTGATCGCTAGTACTTGTTGTATTTTTTGACCATTATAAACGCCCCGCAACGCCTGCACTTGCGGAACGTGCGCACGACCTTCTTTTTCCTTGATTTCTTTCTATAGCAACCCATAGTAACGTGTTCAACGGACTGGTACCAATCCCCGAGCCTGTGCCCGAAAATCTTGCAAAGCAATCTCTTAAATTTCATTCTTTGTCTTTTTTATTATTGTCTTCCAATGCGGATGCAATCCGCCGCAAATTTTGGCCGATGGCCACCATCGCACCGACTATGCAGCCAGGCAGTATGTCTGTCATCATTTTTCGTCGCCTTCCTTTTTTTTGTTGCCAAGACACACAGCCACAATTACCGTAATTGGCCATACCGCCGCCAAAAACACTGCCGCTATAACACTTATAACACTTCTCGCACTTTCTTCATCATCTATGGCTATGGATATAAACCACCCAAGATTGAAGAAGAATATACACACGTAAATGTCAGTCAATGCCTCAATCATTCTTTATCTCCTTTCTCTTCTTTGTGTCGGTATATCGTTATTCTCAGGACAAGCAGCCCGACGAGCACAACAAGACCGGCAAAATGCCAGAAGTTGCCGAAGAAGAACTCGCAAATGTACTTGACTACACTCATATCTCTACTTCCTCTTCTGTTATCCGAATGACATTACGCATCGGCAGGAATATTCTTCCGTCCGGGTTATTTATGGTTATCATATTGACTTCCGCATCAATCGCAATCCTGTTAGGCAAGTCTTTCAACTTGGTCACAACTCCGCCAACGCTCTCTATGGTGTAATTGTATCTGTAACCTTTCATTCCTCACCCTCCTTTTTTATCCTTTCCTTCATCTGCTTCAACTCAAGCCCCTCTTTCACCCACTCGATGAACTTCTCACGCCCCACCTTGCGATAGATAGGCTGGTAGCGCTTGTCGATAAGGTCGGCTGGCTCGCCCGGTTCGATAGCCTTCTCGCGCGCCTCGCGTTTCGCCTCCTCGCTGCATTCAAAGATGTCCTTGCCTTCTTTATTCACGATGATGTACTCAACACCACCGATTCTGATGCCGCCATAGTAGCGGGCAATGGAGAAGGGACTGCTGGCCCAGTACTCCTCTGTCATTAAGATTGTACTCATTTTTTCGCCTTTTTGAATATTTCGTAGTTTATTTCTTTCTTATTTTGATTGTTACTTATGCTTGTTTTAATTTTTCTAATGCCATTTGCAATGCTTTTGGAACATTCTCGTTGTACCAATCTTTAACTATCCTTCTGCAATCGTCTTTAGATTTTCCATAGAGAATGTCACTTTCTAAAAGAGTATAATCTTCACCGTCAGAATAATGATTACCATCTTCGTCTGCTTGTATATGAAAGCGGCTCAAAAATATAATTGAGCATATTACTGAATTGTCAGGATAATATCTTGTGTCACAATTTATAACTTGAAAGTCAAAATCTTCTTTGCCTTGACAATCTTTTGTCCATACTGCGTTTTTTGTAACATCCATGATGATTCTCCTTTCTTTTTTAGGCTTTCACAGTGTAAAACTTCTTGAATCCATAAGCTGTGAGTTGAGGCACCATATCCCCATACATTTCACGAAGTTCGTATCCGAACACCTTCATTTTGTCAAGGAAAAAGGTCTTTTCTTCATCAGTAGCAGGGCGATAAAAGTTCTCCTTCTCATCATAACGAGGGCCATAGAATCCATTGAGCCATTCGTTCATGTGGAAACCCGTTTCATCGTCCCAGTCGAAATAATGATAAATACGAACACTTTTCTTTCCTATTTCTACTCTGGCAACCATAAAAATGTTGCCGTACTTCGTTGCAAGGATGTCCCCTGACTTTGCATTGCGGATAAAATCTGGAATATTCATATTGGTTTTTGTTTTAATAAATTCAGTTCTTTGGTATCAATATATAATCCTTGACAAGTTCTTCCAGATGCTCTTTCGTCCAAGCAGGTTCGTGGGCATCAACGGACTGTATGTACCAAGCGATTAGATGTGATAGGCTGACCCCCATGTCCAGCCATCCACTCTGCTCCGGCTTTGAATGCTTCCTTATCCGCTCGATAGGCTATTGTCTCTTCATAAGGGTCAGCGTTAGACGAAATACCCCTGTTTGCGTATTCTTCTGCCGCCTCATCAAGGTTAGATGGAAGGGGAGGTTTGGAAAGTGCTTCAAGTGCAACTTTAATGGCTTCTGCTATTCTTCCGGGGTGTTCAAAAGATAGATAGCCGAAGTTCTCTTGTAATGTTAATTTTGCTTCTTCTCTTGTCATAATGATTGAATTATTGCGATTACTACTTCGATTTCCCTTATCGCGCCATTGCAAATGTCGTCCTTTATGGAGTTTTGATTTTCAAGCTCGGCTATTGTTCCTTTCGCCCACTCCAGCAGAACGTCCTTGCGGATGTATTCCACGAAGTTATCATTCGGCTTGTTTCCAACAAACCATCTATCGTGCGCGTTTGGTTGAATGTATATCTTATCCGGTATCATATCATTTTTCATTTACCAATTTCTTCTCCGAATAGTCTAAAAAGCAACTCTTTGTGGGCCTTTTCTGCACATTTCCTGCAATATGGGTGAGGCGGAATGTCTTGGTCTACATTACACGGCCACCATACCTCCGCTTGCTTTCCGCACCCTACGCACTTGTAGTCGCTTGCCTTAATTTTCTTTTCCTTGCTCATCGTTTCCCCCATCCAAATTAGAATCAAATATGTTGCCGATGACTTCAAGTCTCCAATCCTTGCCATCATCAAAATCAAGAGTTTGGCCGAGATGAAACGGGTAAGCGTTTATATAAAAACTTCCATATTCAAACGTTTAATTATTTTCTCTCGTGTAGTCATTCTATTTCTTTTTCTATAAAGTTTGTACAGTATTTCCCATCTTTTTTTCTTTTTACTTTGTGCAGAAAAGAACAAAAAACGCCTTTCTCTCCATTCTTGAGTAATCTATTAAGGCGGTAATTTGTCCCTGTTCCGTCTTCTGTCCAGTCGCAAAATTCACAAGATTTCTCACGCTCGGTGGATTCTTTTTTTGTGGTTTTCATAACATAAGTGTTGTTTGGTTTTTGACTTTCTTTGCGTACTTCTTTCGTTCTGTTTTCATGTACGGGCAGAGTGTTCCGTGCAGGATGAAGTTCTTGCAGATGTCGATGGTCTTCTGCTTGATGGGCTCATTCGAGAACATACGCAGAACGATGTCGCGCTGAATGCTGCACTTTGGCATACCATCCTCGCGTTCATTGGTGTATTTCACGAGCCCATCGCCGCCGTCTCTAGGCTCGCTCGACTTAACACACTTGTCGCAGCAATAAAATTCAAATGCGCGGTGGTCGCTCCCGTTGCTGAACGGGTCTTTATCTACTTTTTTCATTTGTCGATATGTATTTTTCCGTTTTGTCTGAACTATACTTTTTCGGGTCACGACGGAGTTTTATACGGTCAATGATCGCGTCTTGAATGAAACTCCCGCAGTCGCCAACGACATATTTAAACCCACTTACTGTTTCACTTCTGTATCTTACACCATCTATTGACGTTCTCCAAAATCCACTCCATGAACCGATAAATTGCAGCCTATCCAAAGCTTCTTGCCGGTAACTCCGCAAGATGAAAGTATTCAGTGGTTTGACTTTCTTCTTAAAGAGACACATATTCATTTCCCCTTTCTTTTTCTGTTGTTCAGCAAGCAGATAACGATTAGCCCGACCACGGCTGCGGCAAAGCATATCACGTCCATTTTTGTCGTCCATTGCATCTTTGTTTATCCTTTCATTGCGTCAATAAACGCATTAAGATTCACAACACATTTGGTTTCACCAGTTCTTGGGTGTGTATAGACAACATTGTTCTTTAACCACTCGCAAGCCTTTTCAATAACCGAGTTATTGTTCGCGTTAAGACCAAGTTCGTAGAAATGTTTGGCAGACTCACGAAACTTTTGTGTATAAAGGTATTCACCTCTCCATCTTGTTTCAAGTTCTCTATCAATCTCTTTATCCAAATCTACCTCTTTCACTTCAAGACTATCTAGGAAAAAAAGAATGCTTTTATATCCCTTTATTATACCATCAACTCGTTTTACTACCTCAGGATGTCCTGTACCACCTGCAAGAATAGATATTCTCCTCTCTATCTCCGCCACTACAGCGTCTTTGTCTATCAGTTCCATAATCTTAAATAATTATATTCTCCTTTGTAATTTTTTATAAAGTCCTGTATTCTGTCTTTAATATTGTTACTTGAATTACACTCTAAAACATAACGCATAATAACATTAGCAGAACCTTCTTTCATTTTATCAATAAATATATAATATCCTCTATCTTTCCTTGTAGAAGGGAATTGTCTTACATCTATATCTAAGTAAATCATCATTCCTACTTTCTTGCGTTAATGTCTGTAACTTGCCCCAGATTCGAACTCGTTGACTCGTTGGAATGTTTTTAATGGCGATTCTGCTACACCAACATATTCTTCTTTCTCAATATCCACCTCCGGCTGCTCCTGCGGTGGATAGTCAATGATTTCTTTTATTTCATCAACAGTGAATACAACTCCATCGTGGAAATCTCCATTCAAGCCTTTCTGTTTTTCTGCGTCAATGTATTTCATATTATAGAATTTTATTAAAAACACATAGGAATGTTTTACCAGCCGTCTTTATCATTCCACCGTAAGCTCTGCCATTGGCCATAGCTGGAATAGGATAATATGTGTTATCTTGTTATAACTTTTCAAGCCCACTAATACTTGTCACTCTTCTCACCACGCCCAAAGCGATAATCAAGTCCCCAATCATCAATTCTGTTGCTTTCATTTGATTTATGTTTTAGATGGTTATTTCTTTTGCTATTCCCAAGTCTCGGAGGATGTTTTGTAATTGGTGAACATAAAGAATCTTACCTATAACAGGCATCCATTCCACGTTACGCCCGAAATGTCTCGTTTTAACAATAGAACAACCAACAAAAAAGTATTTGTTTAATAAAGTATTATATGTTTCTAAATAAAAACGACGCCCAGGTAAGTTGTAAACAGCCTCACTTGTATACTTTTGATTATAAATAACAAACCCGTTTTTCTCCAAGATTTCTTTGGTGAGAGGGATTGGAGTATAACACTCCTCAATAGCAATTCCAATATCGTCACCATTCCGTATTTGGACGATTTCAACGTCTTTTGTTGGCTCGTACTCATCTTCAATAAATACATTTGGGTCATAATACACCCAGTCCCCGACCCGCAGGTCTCTGATGTCAATTGCGTCCATATTTCTCAATTTCTTGTTTGGTTATGTTGAAATACTCAATGGCACCAGGCATCTTCGCGCACCGACGAACGATGAAGTTGTTGCGGAAGAAATCTGGGTTTAAGTTGTTTTTCTTGGCAAAAGAACGCCAAATATTGTCTGTTTGCTTGACAAGCATATACAACTGATGGTAGGAACCTCTTTTTTTTATCCGCTCTGCTATATGGTCTACCATGCAGATCATAAAATCAGTACCACAGTTTTTGTTTGAATCGAGAGTTTGGTATCTCTCATAAATCTCTTGTAATTTGTCTTCTAAAAACATATTTTTCTTTTTTTTTGTTTGTTTCAAAAGTCACAAATACCACAGACGTAGTTGTCTATCTCGGCAACTGTTGCGCCATTGACTATTTTTTCGTGTATTTCCCAAGCAAACTTCTCTCTTTCCCTACAAGAACCAGCAAAAAAAGCATGGTCTTCTGCAACTTCAATTGTTTCCTGCATTTCCTTGTCTTTCAATGCGGCCATTTCCAAAAATGCTTCTTCTATGGCTTGTCTTGAATTAGGTGACGTTCCAATTTCACCTTCAAGTTTTAAGGCAAGTTCTTCGGCTTTACGTACTAAATTATCGTTTAGCACAGCGAGGGTGGAGTTGTTGATGTTGATTGCATTTTGGACTCGTTCACACGCATTGCTAATTTGCGTTCTTTGTTGTTGAGAAAATGCCATATTTATTGATTTATTTTCGCCTTCCATATCAGAAAAGTGTTTATTGTTTTGCTTTTATCTACAATATCATCTTTGCTCAAGATTTTCTTGCTCTGCCCAAAGTGGATCGGGGTCGGGGATCTCCACGCCAAGGAACTCTCGTCCGTAGTCGCGCAATTTCTCGCAGTAGGTGGAAAACTGCACCGTATCCATTTCGGTGGTGCTCTGCGGCAACTCCACTATCTCTCCAGTGTGTCTGTTCACGAAACGCTGCTTCCACAGCAGGCTTTTGAAGAAGTCATGCACCTGCGCCACGTTGGTAAACTCCCATCCTTGGTCATTGAGGGCTTTGAGAAGCATGGGATAGATGCATCCGAACAGCCACCCGTTCTGATCGAGTGTGCGCTTGCGACGAACGCGGGTGATTTCGACGCGGTAGTGTCCGTCGAGGGTTCGGCTGAACCACTCCCACAAGGGTTGCAGGTTGCACATGCCATCTTGCTTGATGACGAAGAGAGTTTCCATTTACTTATTGTCGTTATATAGCCGTTTGACTAACACAAACGCAACGCCGCTATTTTCTGCGATGTCTTTGATGTATTCGTATTCATCTTTATATCCGATACTGTTGAAAGAACTTATAGACATAGAATCTTCCAAAATAGTTTCACCAATGAACACCACTTTCAATACTATGGTCTCATCATGCGAAATCCGAATAAAAGACAGAACTGTAGAAGATTGTCCATATTCTATACGATCGTACATAAACATTCTCCAAGTCGATATATCAACTTGCCCTTGAGATATTTGCTTGATTTTTTCAACAAATTGGTTAAGTGTGCTAATATTCATATGTCCTATAATTACAATTACAAACCTAGTTCCACCTCCAGCCCATCTTGCGCCACATAGACTGGCCGATGAAAGGCGTTCTTCATCTCGTCGATGAACCTCTCAGCGTCGCTGTTCTCGCGGCTCAAATGAAGCATTACTATCTCGTTCAGTTGCTCCGGATTGAACTCGTCGCGGATATAGCCTATGGCATTGCGCAGGCTCATGTGGGTGTCCCTCACTCGCTTTGCCACAAACCACGGTGTTCGCTTTTCCTCGACGGCCTGTTGCAAGCACTCTTCGCTCCAGTTGCACTCGATCATCATGTGCCTCACTCCTTTCATCGCGTAGGCGAAATCGTGGCTGTCGGTGATGAAGGCCAAGTCACCCATCTCTTCGTGTTGTATGAAATAGGCAAAGCATGGCACGTCGTGGTTGGCAGGACATGGCATGATAATGAATGTGCCTATTTTGACAGCTTTGAACTTTTCGAGCGGCACCGCGTTGTAGTGTTTAATGCCTTTGGAGTCAAAGACCTCTTGGTTTGCGTAAATACGGATGCCGGCGTGAAGGTAGTCGTCGATGTATCGGGCGTGGTCGCCATGCTCATGACTGACAAGGCATCCGACTACGTTGCGGAAATCATCGACTTGCTTCCTCACTGTCGATATAGGCACTCCTGCCTCTATCAAGAGTGTTCCTGTGTCGCTTTGCAGCACATAGCCATTGCCAGCACTGCTACTTGCTAATACTTTAAGTTTCATAGGTTGATTGTTTGCTTTTCTGTTGTCGTGGATGCGGCGGCCTCTCGACCATTCGCACCCAATGGGCTTTGCTTTCATTTCAAAAAAGGGTGGGGCGGCATCACCCTATCTTAACAACTCATCTATGACGTAATGAAAGCAAACACGCCGCCCTTTGTCTGTTTAGTAAGGGGCTTCCGAACTGGGCTTTTCTTCTGCTTGGGCAGGCTCCGATTGCGGAGCTACGGCAGGCTTTTCATCGTCATGTCTGTCACCCACGCCATCGCCATCCTCAATCAGCTTCTTCTCGTCAAACGATACCACCTTGCGTGGCTGGTTGATGGTAGTGCTTACAACCTCGGAGTCGGTTACATTCCCGATATCCTCAATCTCATCTCTAGTGTACATGCCCTGCATAACGTCTGGTGCGTATGTACGCCCGAAGAATGCGGCGGCGCGATACTTCAGCATCTGTTTCGGCATCGTCGGCCACTTGCTGCCATCCTTTTGCACCCAGTGTTCATCAAAAGCCATACGGATGCTCACAGCCGTACCCTCTATTAGATCGCCCGTGGCATACTCTGTCGCGTAGGCATAGCATGTGTAGTTTGGCATGTCAATGGTTTTGTTTACGCCGGAGCCATCCTTCTTGTACTCCTTATAATTCTCTTTTATATGGCCGTCGGTGGAAAACTTGAACTTGAGCATCGTAAAGCGTCCACATGCGTTAATCGCCCCAATCACAAAGGTTGCAGCCCACGTCGGACGGCCATAGACAAGTCCCATGTTCTGCATGATTGTCATCGGATCGGTGCGTAGTGTGGCAGCCTTGTTGAGTGCGATGATACAATTCGCCATCGCCTTGCTGAGAGCAGCATCGTTCTGTGCTTTTAGAGCCTCGTTGATCGTCCCGTCTGCATTGACAAAGTTGACGGGTTTGTACTGATACTCCTTCGGCACCATATCGGACATGCACAGCATACGGGCGACACGCTGAACTGTGTCGAACTGTGCGCTGTCGAAGAACATTGACAAGGCCGAAAGACCTGCCATCGACTGCGGTGTTGATTGCGGCTGTCGCAATGCGATTGCCGACTTGATTTCGTTGTTCTCTTCCATTTCTTTGCTTATTTACTGGTTAAACTTTCTTTCTTTGATAAGTTGTACTGCCATGTCGGCATCCACCTTGAGCGTCCTCGGACCTACCCACACGCAGGCCGGGGCGATGACACCATGGATTCTGTTCATGGCCGCAGTGCGGCTACACCCGAACAGCGCCATCACCCCTGCTACGCCATAGACCCACCGCTTCTCTGTGACACCTTCTGTCTTCGTCGGCTGGAAGCCCATTGAACGCATCCAGTCCTCGAACTGACCAAGCGTAAGGTCGATGATTCTTGTGTCGCGTGTGTATTCCATAGACGTTTAGCGGATATTGAATTTGAGTTCCTTCGCAGCCTCGTCCACCTTGAGCAGTATCATCTGAGCATCGGTGCCGATGTACTCCACCACGCTTTCGGCATTGTCGATGAAGATGGGCAGGTGCACATCCTCACCGCGGCCGATGGCGTTGATGATGTCAAGACCTGCGTTGACTTGCAGAGCATGGTTACACTCGCCATAGGGCTTGCCGTTCACATAGCAGTTGCAGGATATTCGGTCGTTGCCGTTGAGTTGCTCAGTCACGAAGTCCCATGTCACCATGCCGAAGAGCCCGTTCACCTTCGCCAGCAGTTCGCGGTCTTTTGCCTTTTGATACTCCTTGGCGGTGTCCTGCTTCTTCTCCAGCACGGCCAGCTCAGCATTGAGTGCGCGTTGCTTGTCCTCAAGCTCGGCAATCTGTTCTCTCACCTTGGAAATCATGTCGCGAGAAGCCATCTGCTTCTGCAAGGCGGCAATTTTGTCCTCCACCTCACGCTTTTCGGTGGCCAGTTGCTCGTTGGTTTGCTTGACAGGCCACTCGGCAATCTGCTTCTTCACCTCGGCAATCTGCTTGGTGAGTTCCTTGCACTTGGGGTCGGCAAGACATAGGGCGTTCACGTCTGCCGGCGTAAAGGCGATAGATTCACGCAAGCGGTGGGCATCGTCAACTTTCAGGCGACAATCTGACAACATCATCTCCATGTCGGCAATCATCTCGTCGTACTTGGCAGCCTCTTCGTCGCGCTTGTGGGCAAGAACGGTTGCAGCCTCTTTCACCTGCGGTAGCTCCACTTGCATGATAGATTTACCGAGGCTCACGTTCTCGGCCAGCTTCTGCTCTTTGAGTTTGTCAAAGTCGTAGGGGCGGTGGCATGTGGGACACTCCAACTCCTCGTCGGCATAGGTGTAGGCATCATTCTTGATGGCTCTGTACTGCTCTCGCAACGCATTGGCTTTGTCCGTCAGTTCCACGATACGCTTGTCATGCTCCGCTATCTGATCATTGTAGCGTTTCAGCATCGCCTCCTTCTCCTGCTTGTACTTGTTCGACAGTTCGCGATTGGCATTGTATTGCTTTACTGCCGTGGTGTACTCTGTCTCGGCCTCTACCATCTCCTTGCGCTTGCCGCTTTCCTCTTCGGTGACGCGGGTGCGGATGGCGTTCTGCGCCTTGACCAACTCAAGCTCTAGGTTGCTCTGCTGGGTGCGCAAGGCGTTCTTCTTCTGTTCGCTGCCTGCTTCGCGGGCATTCTCGTCGGCCATCTGCCGTTCGATGTTCTCCAACTCGGCACGATTCTCGTCAATGACGGCTTGCAAGCCATCCCAATCTTCTTCGGCGGGCATGGCCTCTTGCTTGGCGGCGATGCGAATGGGAATGTCGTTCAATTCACCCTTTATGGCGTTAATTTTGCCTTGTATAGCAGCGTTAAAGTCGCGTAACGCTGTCCCGTTAAGCTCATTGACAAAAGCGGCCAGTGCTGGCTCTTTTGACACCACGGCATCCGTAGCCATCTTGTCTGCTTCAGCAATGTCGGAAGTGCCGTAGGCCATCTTCAGCAGCATGGCTTTCTGTGTGTCCTCGCGCAGTGACATGAAGTAGAAAGTGTCTGTCAGAATACGCATCACATCCTCTGTGGCTATCTGGTTCACCGCCGCCACATATTCTTTCATCGTGGCGCAGCGCACTCGGTCCACATAGTAGGCCGTTTCGTGTCCGCTCAACACTTTCTCGCTGCCGCCTCGCGGCTTGACCCACTTCTCTGTCACTACGCGCTCAAACACGCGCTCCTTGCCGTCGATGTCGAACACCAGTTCCACACCGTACTCGGCATTGTGTACTACCTCGCCGTTGGCATCGCGACGCTTGAAGCCGAAGTCCGTCCTGCCATTGCTGTCTTTGCCGAAAAGGCAAAACGTGAACGCGTTGAACAGCGTCGTCTTGCCTGTTCCGTTTGTGCCGCAGACCTCCGTGATGTCCCCAAACGTATAGGTCTGGTCTATCACTGCCTCGAAGTTCCGCAGCCGTTCTGTTTTGAGTGTTGCTTTCATGGTTGGTTGTGTTTTATTGGTTAGTCTTTTTTGTGTCTCTCTTCATATCTCTCCGGCGCATTCTCCGGGTAGCTTGCCGCCGTGTACCAGCTCGGGTGCGGCGGGTTCATTGCTCCTCCTCCAACGCTGGTGTGATACAGCATGTACTTCACGCAGTCTATCGTCTCTTCGTCGAGCATCGGCGGCTCTGTTTTCTTCTTCTTCATTTTGCCATCACGGTGGGATTCGGTACCACTTGTCCTATTTTCCGACTCTCGCACCCCTATTGGTGTGGCTGGATTCGACACCAGCTAGGTGGAACTTCCTCTGCTTTCCCAAGCAGACTGCACACCGTCGCCGGTCTTTCCCGGCTGTCATCCAGAGCCTCCTCACTGATGTGTGCTCTCGCTCGCAGGATATAGGCAGTCCAGTTTATCAATAGATCGTCGTGTACCTCTCGTCTTTCGCAGGTTGCGTTTATTAAACTTGCGCTTACGTTTCTTATAATTGTAGCCGTTGACGATGTTCGCCACCGTCGTCTGGGAGATGCCGTATTCTTCTGCCAGTTGAGCATACACGGCCATCTTCAGCGAGCCTACGGCGATATACTCACCGTACTTTGCTCTCACTTCCTCATCTCGCTTATTGCGTTGTGTCTGTGCTTTTGTCAGTAGTTTTTCCATTCCTTGTGTTAATATTTTATTATTTTTTTTGTAATTTTTTTTGCTAATTAAAATAATTTTTATACTTTTGCCTCGTCGTTTCATTAAATCTGTTGCAAAAATAATAAAAAAATAAAATGTAGCAAAATTTTTTTTCAATTTTTATCATTTTTTTCCATATATACTTGAATATCCAATATTTACAAACCATAATAAATTTTAGAATATGAAAACAAACCTCTCTCCGGATGCCGAAATATCGGCACGTTTGGCAGAAATTAGGGATCATCTATGCGACTCAAATAACAAAGTTTTCGCAGAACGCATTGGTGATTACCCTGCTAATACGAGTGCTTATTGCAATGGACTAAAGAACGCCAATCTCAAAGTTCTTCGCAAGGTTGCACGAGCTTTCCCCCAAGTGAACAAGGCATGGCTGGTGTTCGGCGAGGGAGAGATGCTTGCCAATTCTGTCAACAATGATACAGCCGCGGACAATGCCCTCGTAAATAATGGTATCAACAATGGAGTGCAGAAACAAGAGGTTGGCGGTTCCGGATTGGAGGAAATCGCTCGCCTTATAAATATAATTGAAACCAAAGATAAAAAGCTCTACGACATCATTGAATCAAAGGATAAACAGATCGCCGACCTTATATCCATGATCAAAGTTTCAAGCAACCAATGATGGGGCCGTTTTACTGCACACAATAACGAACCATTTTAAATTTGATAGTATATGAATACACAGACTGACAGACAAGTTATCGCCCGTTTCGACGAGGTTATCTCCACACTCATCTCCAAAGGAGCCATTGTGAGCTTAGATGCTTACTGCAACATGTACGGCTTCGATGTGAAGGCAGTTTCAGCCGCCATTGACAATGGCGACATTTCCGGCTTCCATTTTGACTGGCTCTCCCCTCTCATTCTTGACTACGGCACATCATCACTCTGGCTCATTACAGGCCTCGGAGAGATGATACTTCCTATTTACAACCCATCCGAAAATGCCGCCTAAAACGTCAAAATTGTACACAAAAACGTCAACAAATTCATAAACATCTAAAATTCAATGAACAATATGAAAGCACTTCTTTCATTGCTATGGTGCTTTTAGATCTTATCTGATTTGTTTTCAGCGTTAATACGCAAGATAATACTACAATAAGGTGCTATATGGTATCATCCAAATGTGTGCGTAAAAGTGTGCGTAAATGAAATTGCGGCTTTACCTAGACAACAGAACCGATATGCATGGCAGGCACCCTGTACGTCTTTCTGTGGCGTTTATGGGCAAGAGGTTTGTCACATCGCTTGGAGAAACATTCAATGAAGAAGAGTTCGAAAATTTCAAGGCTGACTTCTTCGGCACGACACCAGTATCAAAGACCAAACATAAAAATCACCGTGAGCTGCTTCATCGTCTGCAAGCCATCTCTGATGCGATAGAATGGGAACAAAAGAAGGTGGAACGCGGAGAGTGCACTATCGACGAGGTGGATTTGTCGGCCGTCGTAAACAAGGTTAAAGGCAGGAAGGCGAAAAAAAAACTATCTGATCGCACCCCGGCATCTGTATGGGTGGAATTTCTGTCAGAAGAATCCAAAAAGAAAAACTTGAGGCAAAACACTCTCAATGCCATGACATCGTTCTTCAATAAGTTCTGTATCTTTGCCAAGGACAAGTCGCTGAATGAGCTATCTACAATGGAGTCAGTAGAGCGTTGGGTCCAGTGGAACGCAGAACGCGGCGTTAACAACACTACCGTGCGCGACAAGTACAACCAATTGCTATGGTTCCTTTCGTGGTGCTTCCGCAAAGGATATTGCAGTGATGACTTCCGGCGTTTCCGCTTTGAACTAAAAACGGCGAACCAAAAAGAGAATGCCGTCGTGTTCCTCACGCTGGATGAGATAGAACGATTCGCATCTGTGCCGGTGGATGGGAAGATGGCTCTATCGCGCGACATATTCCTATTCCAATGCTTCACGGGTCTGCGTATATCGGATGTAAGGAAATTGAAGCCGACAGACATTCGAAACGGGATCATGTCTTTGACCATTCAAAAGACTGGCACCCACATAGAGAACCGTCTGAACAACCGAGCCTTGGATATCCTAAACAAGTATCTGCCTACGGCAAAAGAAACGGTTTTCCCTTTCATTAACTTTGAATCTCTTTTGATTAACCTGCGCAAAATCGGAGAGATGGCCGGCATTGACGAACCTATACGAAGGATTGAATACAGAAACAACACCCGCACCGAGATGGTAGTTCCAAAGTGGCAACTTCTTACAACCCATGTGGGCAGGAAATCGTTTGTGGTGAACTCGCTCGACATGGGCCTAACTGCAACACAAGTGATAGGCTACACAGGACATAGCAGCATCACAGCCATGCAACCTTATATCAGCATCAGCCGTAAGAAGAAAGACGCTGCAATGGATGTCTGGAACAATGCAACCGTAGACAACGACAATGAGGTGTCGAAGTTGGAAGATGAAATAAAACGGCTCAAAGCACGTTTAGAAGCATTAAAGAAACATGATCAATAAACAATGATTATCAGCAATGAAAACAATTACAAAAACCATTTTCTCAGTCGCCCTTTTGGCGGCATCCACCTTTCTGTTTTCCTGCACCGATAAAGTGGAAGATACCTATGAAACCATGATTATCGGAAAGTGGGAATGTGTACACTCCTACGCTCGTCTGTGGGAACTCGATGAAGGGTACGTCGAGTATATTGACGAATCCGAGCATGGTAAGTTAGGTGATATTGACACTTATTCAAAAGACGGCATCGTAACCTTTAAGAGCGGAAACTCCATAACATATAACATCGTTGGCGATGAGTTATGGATGGCAGGTGGGCTTATTAAATACAAGATTGAGAGCATGACACACACCGAACTTGTCCTATTCAGACAATGGGATGTCACTGGCTACTATGACGAAAATGGCGACGTGGTTACCTCTACATTCCGTTTCACATATTCCAAAATAGAATAAAGAAAAAGGGGCGACGGCGGTCGCCCCTTTCAAACCTTAAAACTAACAACATGACCGCCTGCCGCCGCAGGCGTTTTCTTTATGACACCTTTCTTTGTTTCATAGCATTGCTATGAGTTCCACACTTCGGATTTCCACACATGGGCATCCCTCGTCAGCGTAATACTCCATCCCACTCTGTTATAGCCAACCGTTTTCCCTTTGTCTGTGTACCGAATAATGCGCTCAAACTTTTCTTTCACCCACTTGGACGGCTTTTCGGAAGTCCAATGATCGCACACTCCATAGTTGCATGAGTGCATGACGGTGTACCAGCCTTTATCGTCAAGCCGGCACACTTCGTCTGCGGTCATCATCCGAGGTTCTTTCTCATTGGGGAAATACACTTTTGCCAGCATTGGCATCTCTTCAAGTGTATCATAATACGCTTGTGTAAATAGTTTTGCTTCGTGATACATCAAAATATTATTTTTTTTGCCATAATTTTCTTTGGGTCTTTGCTCTCTATGAACTTCTTAGCGTTCTTGCATCCAAGGCACGGGACAAATCTCTTCATGTGCTCCCAAATTTGTAGTTGCGTGTTGCAATCCACGTTGCCGACAGACGGGCAAAGGCTACTTTCGGACATGTGTACACCGCCAGAAACGTCAATCGACGGCTTGCACAACTGTCCTCGTTCTTCAAGGAGTTTCGCGAAATATCCTCGTCTCAACTGACGTGCGGCCAATGTGGAGTTTAGGCAAGACATACTATATGGGTTTTTCTCCACTTCCCTTTGAGCCTCTTCACTCGTTCTCGCCCTTCCGAGGTCTTCCATGTATATAGGATCTGTACAGACCTTTACACCTCGATAGGATTCATATTCCTCCCTATGGCCAATCACATAGTCATATTCATGATACCATTGCCTATTGGTGTAGACCTGCATAGAATGATAAGAGCCAAGGTTTATAGTCCTTTTCACCATCTCCAGCTGCTTTTTGTCCTTCAACCACATTCCGTTAGATGTGATGGCAAAGAATGCCTTTCCGCGCATTGTTTTGTCAAACCACGAAAGCATGTCGTACATCTCTTCGTTTTCTGTGGGTTCGCCACCGCTGATGATATAACACCTTGCGCCGAGGCTATCGCCAAATTCAACTGCTCGTTTGAACGTAGCAAACGACATCATCTGTCCGTTAGGCTTGGCATCTTCCATGCAGTGTGCGCACATCATGTGGCACTGATTTGTTATCTTGATTAACATGATTGATAGTTTATTAAAGCATGGTTTTACTTTTTCTTACCTTGACATTGGCGGGCAGCTCCCATCCGCGCACCTTGGCTACGGCTTGGTTGATCATGGCCCAATGATCGTCGTTCTGAAACTCAAAGTGCATGGTGCCTTTCTTGAAGCCCTTGACGCGGAAATATGTCCAGTACGTCCAACATCCCCACGGGACACGGCACTCTCTCATGTGCATGTCTAAGCTGTAGTGTTCCGAATGACACCCAGTGATATAATCGAGTGCCTTAACTAAATCCTCGATGTCACGGCTGTGGCCATTCCACGAAATATCTACGTACTCACGCGGCCAGCGGCTGTCATAACGACACATATACGGCACGACGAATCGCTTGTTTATCATGTGGGCAGAGTTAGTCTTCCACTTCTCGCCGACATATGTAACGTTATCGTCGCTGTAACGGCAAATCTTATCGAAAGCCTCCAGTATGGCTTCTTGCATGATCTGTTTCCGTGTGCCGAATATCATTTCTACCATCCGGTAGATATTCTTCATGGTGAACGGCACAGTGCTCTGCCGCTCTACAAAGCGGTTAATTTTCTCCATCACACCAATAGTGACATACTGATTCATCTTAAATTTGTCAAAAATCCAATTCCACGCTCGCTTCTGTAATGCCTTGCGAAACTGCTCTTTTGTGACAGGTTGAGACGAACTTCCGCTTGTGCGAAATGCTCCGAATTGAATGTGGAAAGTGCCAAACGCTTCTGTCAACTTGTTGATTTCGTTGCCATCTGCCAAAACGGCGTCCACCTTGCTCACGGCGGCGACATAGCGGTTTACACAATCGCGTACAAAGTTGTAGGTGATAAGCCCGTCACCCTGCATCTCCGGCTCGTCGGCCTCATCGGTGAAATATCCATCAAACTCATTCTCTCCTGTACCGGGCTTATAAAGACGTATGACAGCCACATCGACATCCGTGTTGCGCTCTGCCTCCTTGAACACCTGCCCAAGGTTTTCGCTGTGGCCGTAAATGTCAATCAGCTCGTTGATTTGTTCCACCTTCTGGTTTCTGTCAAAACTGCGGCCTATCATCGAGTCATTGCACAGGCTGATAATCTCACAACCATCCGGCGCAATATTCCATGCGTGCAAGATGTGGTCGGCCTGATTGGAGAATGGCGGATTCATCACAATCATATCTATGTGGCTGACATGTATGGAAGTAACATTGAAGAAGTCCTTTTCAATCACCGTCACACCGTCGGCGGCGGCTCGTAGCTTGTCGTTAATCTCGCATCCGACAACCTCCTTAGCGTGATGTTCGTTGAGATACTTGACTATATTGCCGGAACCAAACGACGGCTCGAGAATAATCTTACCAGCCACATCGGACATGCCGACCATCTGATCTATGACTTCCACCGGCGTCGGATAGAAGTCGCGGTTGAATAAGTTTTGATAATCTGGCATCTTAAATCTACTTATACTTAATTTCTTCCAATCAGTATGTAATTCACTGCCGCTTCGGCTTTGCTGGCGGCATTAACAAAGAGCCTGCTGTCCTTGCGGAGTTTGCTGCTCCATCCTTGCAAATAGGCCACCGAATTGCGGAACGCCTTTTTGCTCTCAATGCCGAGGCGGTTGAGCATGAAAGCTGACCCCATTTCTGCTACCAGTTCTTCCTTGCTATACACCTCGCTGCCGAAGAACGTGCTGCCATCCATAAAGCGATCAAGTCGCGTCTTGTGACCTGTCGAATGGGTCATTTCATGAAAGAGTGTGCCATAATACTCCTCTACGGCATCGTATTGGCTCATTTGCGGGACGTTCACAATGTCTACCGATGGGGAATAATAGGCGCGGTCGCTTTCGCAAATACGCAGCCCGCAGGTTTCTCTGTCGAAGTACTTAGCCACGACATCCTCGGCTTCGGCCACCGGGCTGAGCGTCGGGTGCTTCTCCGGCTCGTACTTGCGTTTGATGCCGTCGCACTGGCTCACCTCAAAGACATAATAACTCCGAAGCACAGGAATGACATTCATCGTCTTTTCTCCGTCCTTCTCTTCCTCTTTGGAATACATCTTCCAAAAGACAATGAAGCGTCCTTTTTCTCCTTTGCGCACCATGCCGCCTTCGGCTTTGGCTTGCTTAAACGTGAGATACTCACCATAGTGCACATCGCTCTCTACGCCGTCTAACATTATGAGTATCTGATTGAGCAAACTATATGGACGGCCACTGGTATGCGACACCGCACCTCCAGTGCAAGTCCACGGCTTGAGCCACGGTATAATGCCCTTCTCCATCTCCGCAAGTATGCGGTTGGTAACTTCTTGATATATCTGACTTGTGTTCATCTTTCAATCTTGTTTATAGGTTATTACTCCGCTACACAATCACCGACTTTGATTGTGATGCCGTTTTGCTCGCAATAGCCGAGCATCTTGCTGACGCTTTCAAAGCGTTTCGTTACTCCGTTGCTTAATACAAGGCGGACACTGCCGTCTGTGCTGTTGAAAATTGCTTTTGCTGCCATATTCTTTATGTTTAAAGGTAATTGTATCGTTTTCATCCACTCGTCGCGCTTCTCGCGGCAGCGTTCGAGCGTTCTGCTGAATGTCGAGAATAGTTGCCCGTTGGGATGGCGGTAATCGTACTGATACCGCGTCACTCGCTCTCTCCCTATCTTTGCCGTAAACTTCTCATACCTCTCTTCGCCAGCAGGGCAAGTGGAACATCCTTGTACGTCGGTTCTCATGCCTCACCTCCTTCCTCTTCACTGATGTAATACAGATCTATGATGCTACCAAACCTGTCTAACAAGGTAAAGTCGGGCTCAATGAGCCCGAAAATGCTTCCCTCATCTTCATCTCGGTAGATATAGATGTGCGCCGGCACCTCGATATGGTCGCTTGCCCCATACTGGCTATATATGTCGCAGGCTTTCCCAATGCCCCAATAACTATTATCGAGGCCGTTGCAGTTGATTGCATTGATGATTTCGATTTCTTTCTGTGTCATATTGTATCTTGTTTTAAGGTTATTATTTCGTTTCGTATATGACGTTTTGTGATTGGCGGAGCACTCGGTAGCGGATGTACCAAAATTTCTCACGGTCACTTTTCACATTGGAACTTCTTGCCTCAACTGTGAGGTCGCTGTACTCGTCGGTCATATACTTGTCGAGGAACTTCTTCAGCTCTCTGTCGAGTTTGCGAACGGCTTTCTTCTTTGAGCCGTATGCCTTGAGCCATTCTTCATTGGCAAACATCTGAGCAGCTTTGTCGTTGTTGAGGTAAGATTTCTCTTGATGTATTGATGCATCGTAGCATGCTTCCTCTGCTAGCTTTAAGGCGACTTTTGCGTCTTCCACTCTTGCTACATCGGCAATGATTTGTGCAAATTCTTGGATTGTCATGTTGTTCTGTTTTAAGTTTATTTTTCTCTTGCCCATTTTTCAAACGCCTCATCCCATCCGTCGCGGATAAAAAGCATGTCTCCGTTGCCGTCGCCCCACCAATCGTTGCAATGGGAAATAATGTGTCCTATTCTGTTTCCGTTAGCTTGACACATCTTGCGGTAAATGCCACGAAACATAGCCGACACTTTGCGTCCGGAGAAATGCCCAGCCTTCTTCGCGTCGTTTGTGCAGAAACCATACGACCAATCGGTTTCGATCTCGTCACCCTCTTTGTCGACAAGGAAATCATATTCCGTATCACCCCAACTTCCTTTGATGATCGTGTCTTTGAGCAACTGCTGCTCGTCTGCCGTCAGCACGGCAACTTCTTTTTTTACATCTTCGATTGTTTTCATGTTGTTGTTGTTTAGGTTATTATGTTTTGTTTTAATTTTCACTTGCAAAAATAATAAAAATATATAATATAGCCAAATATTTTTTAATTTTTTTTGCAAATATTTTATAATTATTTTATTTTTAAACGGTTACAAGTTATATGTTTTTATTACTTTCCACATATTTCACTCGTTTTTTTTGCGCGATTTTATCGCATTTTTTTAATTTTTCGCTGCTGAAACATCATATATTGACCAGCTATAAATGGAAATGCGATCCCTCAGCCTCTTTATCTCAAAGGGCTGAACAAGAAGAAAAAAAGCCTTTTTGCGAAAGCAAAAAAAAAGACGCTTCCTTTTATAGTTATATTTATACTATGTACGAATATATACGAAGTATATATGAGTATATAGTATATATAATATAACTATATAATATTATCTTATATATTCTTATAGTTATCCAAGTAGTTATAACTATGTTATAAGGTAGTTATAAGGTGGTTATAATTATGTTATATTTATTATTTAACGTGCTTACATTTCAGATTTCTTATATCATTGTTTTTCAATGGTATAAGGTCAATGTATATCGAATCGGCAAAGAGTGCGATATCTATTAAGCAATCATCGGACAGGATGCACGACAATGGCACCAATTTCCTTTTTTTTCTTTTTCTTTTCAATGTCGACATGTCGGACACATTAATTTCGCTGCTATCGGGTGCATCTTCATCGCAAGCTCACCCCCAATATAGTTCACCGCCTCGGCATTGCAATCTATCATATTGGCCTCGGCAATATGCTTCGCGCAGTGTCCTACCTCATGAAACCAGCTGTTCGCAAACTGAGCCTTGCTGCTCGTCTTGGAGAAAACGACGACGCTAACCCTCTTCATCGGGTCGGTATACGTCAGTCCAGTGTCTACCAATCCGGAGTTAAGGTTTCGGTACGCCTTGCCATACGATTCATCATCGGCACCAAGATCGTCTAACAATCCAAGTATATACGGAGCATCGTTCCGGTCACATTCATAGAACACAAGAACGTCCCAGTTGTACCTGTGTACATATATATCTTGGCGTATCATAGATACTGCACTACATTATGTCGCCCCAAGGTATCGCCTCTCCTTTGGCCTTCATCTTCGCATACCAGCATATCATCACGCTGTCCGGTGCTGCATCCACATCGTCGCAGGTGTCTTTGATGTCAAGGCAAAGATGCTTCTCGTCCTCGATGCTGCTACCCCAGCGATCGGCCATGCACATATTGGCAACATATACATAATCGTAGTTGCCCTTGTTTTCTATGGTCACTCCGTTAGTGCGCAGCATCTCGTCGACACGCTCTTTTGTCAGTGGTTCTATGGCTTCCTCTTTGCCAGTTTCCTTATTGCGTTTCCTCATTAGGGAAACGGCATAGTCATTGGCGGCCTTGTTGAAGTGCCATCCGTTAAAGGACAGATATTTCCGCATGTCTCGCGGCATATCGTCGTAGGAATACAATGGTATATTCATAACTTTGTCTTTTTATCGTTGTGGTGCCGAGGCCGTCTCCAGCTCTCGACACCTGTGCGCTTTTCAGTAGCGGTAGCCGCGCTCGCCCATATACCCGCCTTGCTGTGGGTACATGCCGCCTTGTGGATATGTGCCGGACATCATGGGCATACGGTCATTATAGCCGTACACTCCGCGATCATTCATCGGCATACCGCCCATGTGACGATCACCCATCATACCAGGCTCACGCATACCCATATAGCCGCCTCGTTCGCCCATCTGACTGCCGTTGGCGTTGCGCATCACTTCCTCGATGCACGACATCAGCCGTCCGTTGGCACGGAGCGATTCTTCGCATGCCTGCGAAAGGGTCTGCCCCAGATCGTGGGAAATCTCTATGATTCTCATTATTGCTCCTTTCTTTGTTTTGTGCTCATCGCTTTCACAAGGCTCATCATATCGTCGAAGCCTTTTGTGAGGGCATCTATTTTCTTATCCATGGTGTCAAGACGCTCGTCGTTCTCTTTCTCCTTGGCAAACCTCGGATTGAGTGTCTTGAGCATCTCTTCACATGTGTCGGCGACACACTGGTGATATTCCACGCTGTCAAGGACAAGACGGCTTGCTCGCAGCATGCCCTCCACCTCTGTGGCCATAGCCTCCCTGCTCTCGGAGATTATCACACCCGGCTTGTACTCGCAGATGCTGAGATTTGAACCGACGTGCTCAAACGGCACCTGCTCGTCTTCAAACCTTGCGGTGATATTGACCTCCGTTTCGGGCGGATATTGCATCGTGTTCTTCGGCACAGGACTGGTCACTCCGACTACCGTGCCTATTCTCAACTCCGGCTTCTTCCCTCCTTTGTAAAGGAGATAGATAGGATTGTTTTCTCGTAATGCGCTGAACATATTTTTTCTTTATTTTCGTTAAATTGTCTGGCTCAACACTTGCAGGCTGTTTGCCGCCTTGTCGAAGAGCACCACTATTGCCGTGACACCCACAAGGTCGGTTGCCGTCAATGCCGTACCACTGGCGTTGGTGAGAGGGCGCGTCTGTCCGTTCACTTCGGCAAGGACAGGCAGTGTTCCCGTTGTACCACTCGGGATAGGAGTGGATAACTGCAACACCACCAATCCTTTCACACCGAGGAAACGGAAGGCATTGTCGGGAAGGCTGAGTTGTACGTCAGCCGTGCCTACTGTGGGTGTGGCGGTGATGATAGGCACACCGCCACGGTTTCCGATGTATAAAGCACTTCCTGTCATGATGCCTCCTTCTTCGTTAGCCCCAAAAGCCGTTGATGCCGTTGCCGAAGCCGAACCCGAAGCCGTTGCCGTACATGTTGCCGATCCACGGTGTGGTGCTCACGGCGGTGACGTTGGGATAAGGCACACTGACGGTGTTCGGAATCTTGCACTTGATGTCGTCCACCTCTTTGTTTAGAGCGGCCATCTGTGCCGCTATCGGTGCCGTTGCCTGCCCGATAAGGCCAGCGATGTACTGGTTCTGCTGACCCTGCGAGATCTCCCCTTTGAGGGCGGTATTCTCGGCACGGGCGGCATCCAGTTTGTCTTGCAGGGCCTGCGTCTGCATCGCGTCAAGTTTGCCGATGATGGACTGGGTGTTTCGGTTGCCGTTCTCCACAAGGCCGTTGGTCTGCTGGCAGATTGCCAAAGTGTCGGCGGCTCCCATGGCGGCGATGTCTTGGCGGATCTGACCCATTCCGTTCTGCATGGCGTTGGTCTGCTCCAAGGTGCGGATCTGGTTCTCGTAGCCTTGGTTGGTCACGGTCTGACGCATCTCGCAGCAGCAGTTGCACAGCTGGTTGGCAAGGCTCATGTTGCCGGTGTTGATGGCGTTCGTGATGCTCAAGGTGCTCTGGCCGAGGTTGCTCGAAAGGTTGTTGATGCCGACCATCATGTTGTTGATGGCGTTCTGAATCTGACCTTCGGAACAATTCAGCTGCGTCGAAAGGTTGCTGATGGCGTTGGCGTTGCCTGCGATGGCCGCGCCGAGCTGCGACGAAACGAAGTCCACGTCGCCGTTGCCGCCGCCACGACGGTTGCCTCCAAGCAAGTTGCCGTTGCCAAGGGCTGCAAGGAATACGATCGCCCACAAGGGGTTGTTCCACATGTCGCTGTTGTTTCTGCCGTTGTTGGCAGCAAGGATAGCGGCCAGCTCATTGTTGCTGCTTCCGCCGCCATCCACAAGATAGGATTTGATGCTTTCCATCTTTTTGTCTTTTGTGTGTTAATACTCTGTCCGTGAAACCGATTTCGGCAACAAAAGTACAATAGATGGCAAGCGAATACTAACAAATATTACGCCCTCACAGAACGTTGTCTATGAGGGCGTAATACTTTATAGCGGTGTGTCTGAAAGCCGCTTACATGAGCGATTTTGTGCCTTGCCGCACCTTTTCTCGCTCCACG